GATACCAAGGAGATCGTGGACATGGCATCCAGTGTGGGCAAATACTACGACGAACTACACAGAATAAATTGTCATAAAGAATTAAGCAGTGAAATGACAGGTATGGTGCTCGAACAAGAACACATCAAGGCCATTTGGCTGGCACTCAACGCCAGTTATGCACTAGAAGCATTCCGTTTCATGGTCAGCTTTGCTACAAGTTTAGCCATGGTAGAAAATCGTATCTTTATCGGCAATGGCAACATCATCAGCCTGATCCTTCAAGACGAAATCCTACACAAGGACTGGACTGCTTGGATGATCAATCAAGTGGTCAAAGAAGATCCTCGCTTTGCTGCTGCCAAGGCTGAATGCGAAGCCGAAGTTTACCAACTATACCTAGATGTGATCCGTGAGGAAAAGGCCTGGGCAGACTACCTGTTCCAGAAAGGTCCTGTGATCGGACTCAATGCCAACATTCTCAAAGACTTTGTGGACTACACAGCAGTGGGCGCACTCAAAGAAATTGGCGTCAAGTACCTGGAACCTGCACCACGTAGCACACCTATTCCTTGGTTCATGAAACACGTAGACACCAGCAAGAAACAATCGGCCTTACAGGAAACAGAGAGTACCAATTATGTTTTGGGAGTTATGTCAGAAGAGTTAGATTACGATGATTTACCAGATTTGTAAAAGGAAACAATATGTATAAGCAAAATCATGCAATACGAGAGTCAGAAGACTTTCAGAACATTCGCAACGTGATGCAAAAGTTCAAACGGATTGAAGAAAAGAATCGCTGCCTGAGAGTGCAATTTTTAGACTGGTTGTCAGTCAAAATGCATGCCTGGGCAGACGGTGTCAAAGCCATGTCGGATCGTATTGATTCGCCATGCATTATCAAAGTAGAGCCCAAAAGGAAAACAAAATGAAAGCAATAGTATGGTCCAAAGACCAATGCGCCTTCTGCGAACAAGCCAAAGGTTTGTTGGAAATGAAAGGCATTGACTACGAAGTACGCAATATCAGTCAAGACTGGACACGCGAACAACTGCTAGAGTCAGTACCCACTGCACGTTCCGTACCACAAATTTTCTTGGACGAAGAGTATGTGGGCGGATTTCAGGAACTGCGTCAAAGGTTGATGTAATGCCACACTTCACATCTGACTGGTTCAGCAACGCACTGGTCAACTTTGATTACATCACCAACTACTTACAAAAACAAAAAACAGTTGACAGCATATTGGAGATAGGCAGCCATGAAGGCCGTAGTACCTGCTGGATGTTGGAGAACATGCTGTCAGACACAGGCACCATTACCTGCATAGATCCATTTGCTGACCGTCCTGTGACTGCATTCAGTAGTGACTCAATCCCCGAAGATCGCAGCATTGAACAGGTCTTCCGTGCCAACACAGCAGAAATTAAAAAACCAGGACAAACAGTAGAAGTGATGGCTGACATGAGTTTCCCTGCACTGGCACAACTGATTGTGGACAAAAGACAATATGACTTCATTTACGTGGATGGCAGTCACAATGCAGATGATGCATTGGCAGATGCTGTGATGTGTTTTGGTTTGTTGCGTCCCGGAGGCGTGATGTTGTTTGATGACTACCTGTGGGAAGATGATCAGCATTACCTAGGTCGTTGCAAGCAAAGTATTGATGCCTTTGTGAACATGTTTTATCACAGGCTCAAGTTGGGGTTGGTAAATTATCAGTTGGCAATAGTTAAAAAGGAATTAGAATGAGCATTGAAACAGGAAAAACATACACCATGCGCATGGGCTATGGTGAAGAGATAGTGGCAAAAATCACAGCATTTGACAGCAGTACTTACACGCTGAGCAAGCCTGTAGCAGTGGTACCAGGACAGCAGGGTATACAACTGATGAACAGTTTGTTCACAGCAGATCCTGAGGCAGAAGTCACGGTAAATATATCCAGCGTGGCCATGATCGCTCCTGTGCGTGAAGACGTTGGGGACAGTTATTTGGAAGCCACAACAGGTATCAAACCTGTGCGCAGTAAAATCTTAATGGGATAACATGCCACCAGTACAACGACAAGGCGATCCAAATGGCGCAGGAGGCGTAAACACTTCTGGTGTGGCTTCTGTGCGTGTGAATGGTCGTCCCATTGTTGTGCCAGGCATTAGTGTGTCACCTCACCCTTGTTGTGGACAACCTGGCTGCGGCATTCATTGTTCTGCAGTGACCTCAGGCGGATCAGGTTCAGTTCGTGCTGGCAGCAAAGCAGTAATACGCAACGGAGATGCTGACACCTGCGGACACAGTCGTGTGGCCGGCAGCGGTGACGTAAGGGCAGGATAATGGCAGAATCAATAGTAACACCACTACAACTCACAGCAGGCGTGGGATTTTATTCAGGCAATGCCATCACTGCCAACACAGCACTGGCCAATACCATTGCTGCTTATTCGGCTGTGCTCACAGGTAATTTATTAACTGTCATAGCTGCCGCAGCCGGCAATGTGAGTCTGGGCATATCAGCAGGCACACTGGCCAATCTCAAAACGTTGGGTGCAAATGTGTCAGGCAACTATTGTCCAGCTCTAGGGGATAGTGTGCCCAGCAACGTGGCAATTACTGTGGGCAATGCAGGGTATACTGGTTCTATCACCAGCTCGGCCAACACGTATCTTGGTTCAGGTGACTTTGGTAAATTTGCACAGGCATTTGGCGCGGCGCAAGGATACATCAGCTTGACCAACCAAGTTATTTTGAGTGCTGTAAATGCCAACGGCAACAACTGGGTGGGACAAACATTCACCAACATGAATGATTTGATCACTGCTGGTATTACCAGAGTAACCACCAATCTGGCAGCATTTGGTGCAGATCTAGCAGCCACTGGTGAGCTCCTTGATTTTTCCGCAGTGGAAAATTTTGGCACCCCAGCCTCAGTGTTGCAACAATTGGCTCGGGCCGGCAACATGACCAACGGCACATTGCCATGTGTGCAGACAAAACTGCGTGAAACAGGACTGTCAGATCAAAACATTGCTGACCTGGTCAACAACAATCGACCCAGTTTGTACAATCAAGTGGCACCGAATGCTCAGCCTTTGCAGGTGATCAGTCGGTTGAGAAACGCTGCCTTGCCACGTGGCGCAGTGTCATTCACAGAAAGTAGACCAGGCGCCCTGACAGAAAATGAATTTGACAGCCTGCAACGATTGGCGTATCAAGGCATGTGCAACGTGGCTGGTGCATGTTTACAAGAAGTGCTGGATACCATGAACATAACCACTCCCAACATAACCACCATGTGTGAGCTGATGGACCCGGTTAAGATTTTCCCCAACAGCTTTAACACACTGACCTTGCCCACCCCCACCAGTCTAGAGTTGATATATGACAGTCAAGGTGATGTGAATTCAATCATTGAGCCCACTTTGAATTCAGGCACGGTGGTAGTTGTGGGTTGTGATCAGTTGGCCAAGATCATGCCATCTGCACAGGCCGCTGCCAATCGTGCTTTGCAAATTGCACTGCAACAGATAAACGGTCTTCGCAACACCACACCAGCTGTGTTGGCAGGAATATTGCAATGACTATATCACAAACAGCAGCCGCCAATGCAGCATATGGAAACAAAGTCACCACATTGGGCAATTTACCTTTGGCTGCAAATACCACCACGCCAGTGCCAGCTGATGTGGCCACTTACTATGCCACAAACATTGCATTGGGTTCTGGACCCAGTGGTACATTTTTGCTCACAGACTTTTTTGGATCAGCAGCCGGCATTCCTTACAACGCCGATCTTGCCACTGTCACTAGTACTATTTCGGCACAACTTGCTGCCGGCACACTGACTGCACTCAGCACCATATACTCACAAATGATCACATTGATCTCTGATGGTTATGGGTTGCCAGGTGCGATCAATCTTCCAGCACCTTACACCGCAGGAAACCCCTATGCCAGTTATAATTCAGCCTTGGCAGTGTTGGTCACAGCCGCAGATGCGGCCATTGGCACAGCCATCACTGCCATGGGCACTGCTACCACAACACTGAACAACACTTGGTATGACATGATATCAAATTCAGCAAATGAATCGGTCAATCAAACCAGGGCCAGTATCAACTACAGCACACTCACAGCTGGCGCACAGTTGCCCATCACAGCTTTTATTCCCAGTCTGGGCGACCTTGGCAAACAAACACAGGAAGGCATGGCAGCACAATTTTTGGAAAGCATTGCCAACACAGCCAACCAGTATGGTCAGGCCATGGTGGGTGCGTTACGTGAAGGCCGCAACACCTCAGGTCTAAATTCCATAGGGCTCACTCCCACCAATGGCGTGCCCAGTCAAAGCGCCAATGCATTGCCGCAGGCCACACTGATTTCCAGCACTTAAAAAGTAATACTTAGGTAGTACTTGACCAGAAATTTCCTTTTTGCTATAATATAGGCATAGAGTAACAAAAAGGAGCCAACATGTATTACATTGTTTCTAGAGGTACTGGACTTATCGTAACAGATGGTCCCAACAGAACCCGTGCTTACAAAACTTTTGGTGCCGCCCGTGCCACACGCACACGCCTGTGCAACAAAGCAGGATGGACAGCGGACCAACTCAGCATTGTTGCCACCAAGCACTACCGACCCCGCATGGTTGAACGTGTCAACATCATGACTGGTGAGAAGTTTGAGGAAGATGTCAACACACCGCACTTCTGCTCACCCAGCTCAGAATCATTCTGGAGCATGTAATACTTGAGTATTACCGTTTTGGCGGTTGACCAATAATTGCCAAAATGCTATAATATGAACATATTGTAACAAAAGGAGCCCAAAATGACATACGCAACAATTCAAGAAGTCAACACTTCTATCATGTTCAGCAATTTTACAAACGAACAACTCAACAGCATAAATGATGCGGTGAGCTATGCTCGTGCCCAGCTTCGTGCAGTAAAGATCCGCACATTCACCAAAGGCGACACAGTGAAGTTTCACAGCACCAAACGTGGTGTCACAGTAACTGGCACAGTGACCAAGGTTGCCATCAAGTATGTCACAGTCAAAGACGGTGTCATGCTGTGGAAGGTGCCAGCCAACATGTTGGAGGCCGCATGATGAATGAATGGGTATTGATTGTTGCCTTTCTCAGCCCCGGTGGCAACTTTATAGACAAAGTGCCTGTGACCATGCCCACCAAAACTGCATGTGAACGGGCAATCAAAACACTGCCCAAAAAAGGCGAGCACCCAATGGGTGTGCAGTACCGAGGCGTGTGTGTCACACAGGCACACTGGATGGGTACTGAGCCAATGAAAAATGTTCCACTTGATTGACGGAGACAAACAATGAAACGTTATTTAGATCCAGATTTTATCCTACAATTTCTATGGTTTATCGTCCTTCAACCCGCAATATTCTTTGTGAGTATGGCGGTGTTTGTTCAAGCCATTGTTCAAAGTATCTGGGGGTAACATGGGATTAGACATGTACGCATACGTGGCCGCTCGGGCAGGCCAGCAAGCAGAATTTTACGAAGGCTCTGAATGGGATCCTGATCATAAAGAGCATCGCAACCCCAATGTCAACAAGCCACGTGAACTGGCTTACTGGCGTAAGCATCCTAACCTGCATGGCTGGATGGCTCAACGCTGGTTGGCACGTGAAGGCAATGCATTACGAGAAACAGACAACTTCAACGGCGTTGAATTCGAACTCACGTATGATGATTTGGATGACTTGGAGTATGCAGTACAAAACGATCAACTGCCAGGTACGTCAGGATTCTTTTTTGGCAATGACGCAGATGATTATTACAAGCCCAGCGATTTGAAGTTTATTCAGGAAGCCCGTGCAGAAATGTTCTTGGGTTTGAAAGTATTCTATAACTCATCATGGTAACACTGTAAATATATGAATGACATTGACTTTGCACACAAACAATTCAACGGTATCACTGTGGCAGCCGATTGGATAAGAGACTTAGAAGCATCTGACAGTCGCTTGCACAAAGAACGAGTGATTGAAAAAGCCTTGATGGCCTCAAAGTTGGGCAGTGCCAATGCACAGTGTTTCTTGTTCAACTGCTATCAAGCATACAATCCCTATTACACATTCCATGTGAAACAGGTGCCCGAGAGTTCTGGCATTGAGCATGCGGAAAATCCTTGGCCTGTGTTCTGGGGCTTGCTGGAAGGCCTGCGCACACGATCATTCTCTGGACATCGTGCCAGAGATGCTATCTTGGAAACAATGAAACGTTTTGATAGTGTAGAGTGGAACAATCTTTGCAGACGTGTTATCACCAAAGACCTGCGATGCGGCATCTCAGAAAAGACCTTGAACAAAGTGTTGGGCAAAACAGAGTGGCGGATCCCAGTGTTTACTTGTCAGTTGGCACAAGATTCCACAGATCAACCCAAGAAGCTGAAAGGTATCAAACGTCTGGAATGCAAGTTAGATGGTGTGCGTGTGCTGGCAGTGATCGATGGTGATGTCACACTGTACAGCCGCAATGGCAAGGTGTTTGAAAACTTTCCTGAAATTGCGGATGCCATTCGACAACACAGCACCAAGTTCATGCTGGGCGATGGTGGTGGTCACAGAGTGCAACACCGCCTGGTATTGGACGGTGAGATTGTGGGCGAGAGTTTTCAGAAGTTGATGAAGCAAGCACATCGCAAAAGCAATGCAGTGACCACGGGTATGACGTATCATATCTTTGACATGTTGCCCTTGGCTGCATTCCAAGAAGGACACTTCAACGCACAACAACACAAACGAATTGAGAGTTTGGAACGTGCTCGGGCTCGATTGCCCGAACATGGTCCCTTGCAGATCATGAACGGCTTGGATGTGGACTTGGACACAGCCGAAGGTCATGACATCATGCAACGCTATGCCGAAGCCGCTGTAGAAGGTGGATTCGAAGGTATCATGATCAAGAGCATGGATGCCCCGTACCTGTGCAAACGCACTGACTCGTGGATGAAATGGAAACCCACCATTACAGTTGATTTGAAAATTGTGGGTTTTGAACAAGGAACTGGTCGCAATGCTGACCGGTTGGGTGCTATAATCTGTGAAGGAGATGACAATGGAAGACATATCTGTGTTAATGTTGGCAGTGGCCTGTCTGATGGCGATAGGGATGAGTATTGGCGCAGCCGGGATCTTCTTCTTGGTCACTTGGTTGAGATTCAAGCTGACGCAGTCACACAAAATCAAGACGGATCATACAGCCTGAGATTCCCAAGATTTTTACGTTTTAGAGATTTTGAAGCTGGAGAAAAAGTTTGAATAACTGGGCTGAATTTTATCAGAATATTCGGTTCAGTAATTTGCCCGAGGCCCATGACTGGCCTAATTGTTCGAATTTTGAAGATGTAAAACATTTATCAGTTGAAATTCAATTGAAAATTTTAAATACTAATTTGAGTTGGGCATTTCCTGTTAAAGAAACATCATCGGTTATAACACAGTTAGCACAATCTCCGGAAGAAATTGCCCAGTTGTGCCAACCTCCCGGTGTTGATTATTTTTTAGATAATCCAACCTTACTGTTGTCTCATGAAACTGACTGCCAAGGTATAAAAATAAAGTATCATCCCAGCATGGAAGGCGGGGGAATACACAGAGCGCCAATGTTTATAGAAGTGTTGTCTTTGATTGCACCCAATAAGATTTTCAATCACTGTTTAGAATGGTGTTCTGGTCCTGGATTCATTGGATTTAGTTTGTTAGGCAAAGGATTGTGTAAGCAACTGGATTTAGCTGATATTTGGCAACCCTCTTTGAGTGCTGCCAAAACTGTAGAAGCTCCTTGCAATGTTGATACCTGGCACATTAGAAATCTGTGTGATATACAACCACCTAGAATGTATGATTTGATAGTGGCAAATCCTCCTTGGTGGCCAGGCAATCTACTGGAGCACAATCGATTGGGTTCTGATCCTGGGCTGGCAATTTTGAAAAAGTTCTTGTCAGATGCCAAAAACTATTTGACTCCCGATGGGCTAATCGTGTTGGTTGAAGGACAAACTTATACTGGGCCTAAAGACATTTCAAATGCGCTGGCTGATACTGGACTTGAACTGACACACGTTTTAGAGCATTGTGACAAATGGCATTGGTTTGTGGGGATTGAACACACTTGTGATTTTGAAACTGGAGAAAAAGTTTGAAATATTTTGCCTATGGCATGAACACTAACTTGGACCAAATGGCTGCCCGATGCCCGGGTGCTGTTTGCTTGGGTCCTGCATGGATCAACGACTATGCCCTGGTGTTCCGCTATTGTGCAGACATTGAGCCTGTGGCAGGCGACTGGTGTGATGGTGTGTTGTGGGAAATCACAGAAGACAACCTAGTGGCCCTGGATGCCTTGGAAGGCTATCCCTATCACTACACACGCTTTTCGGTGCTGGTGCATACTGATCGCGGTAGCGACATTGCCTTGGTATATCAAATGGTGGATCAATCATTTGAGGAGGCCCCCAGCACTCACTACTACAACATGGTCACAGAAGGCTACGTGCAAAACAGTGTACCTGTGGACCAACTAATTGTCACAATGGAGTTATCATGATTCATCTTAGTTTTGGATTGAGCAATCCTTGGGGTCGGCCCTTTGACAACCTGTGGAACAGATCAGGATTGATCACCCGCCACATGGCCTGGGAAGTAGAATTGTGTGTTGTCAAAACACTGATTGGATTTGAAATCAACTACACCCGGCGCCAGGATCATGCTGGACTCACAGTGGAACTGACCGTGTTTGGTCGTAGCATATCATTTCAAATCTACGATACCCGCCACTGGGACTACACTACCAACACCTGGAAAGTGTATGACTAAGAAAATCTACTACGAAAAACGTGGACGCAAGTACGTACCCGTAATGGAATATGATGAGGACCTCATGGATGGCCTACCCTATGGCAATCACATGATCATGGTTTACCCAGGTGGGCAGAGCACTCGCTACAATATTAATCCTGCCTTGGCGCCCATGATTGCCGCTGGTCGTGTGGCAGAGGATTGGATGAGTGAGGCTGTGCGTGATGCCAGTGCCATGCGTCCACGCCGCCACCCACTTACCCAAAAGCAACAACAGGCCTGGCAACGGTTGAATAAAGCCCTGGGCGATGATGTTTACACTTTGGAAATTGCCTGTGCCAGAGACATCGTCGAAGCCGGTATCCGGGCCATGCAAGCGGAAGCCCAACAACTGCTGACCAATCCTGCTGTGCGACTGGCCTACGAGCAGTTTCTCCTGGTGTGCGAATTGACTAAACAATCAGTTGACAACGCCTGACTTGCGCAGTATAATTACTGTGCATGACCAGGGAGGTGGGTTGTTTAATGGGCATAGCAGGAATAGATCTGCAACCGGACCTGCTGTGTGCCGTGGCATCAGAAACGTAAATCCCGTAGGATGAGACACTGTCTAGACCTGGCAACAGGTCAAAACACTGGCTGGTACCCAGTGGAGTATGCCTTGTAGATAAAAACAGTGAGAAGGATAGAAATGTCTGTTGAAATTGAAACCTCTGCGTTGAGTATGTTTGAATCCCTTGACTCTCTTAGATCAACGCCCTTGGTCATGCACCGTATTCAGGTTGAGTTGCGTGATATCAAAACATGGTATGCGGTAATCCGTGAACTCAATCAAGTGTTTGGTGCCAACAACTGGAAGGGCCAAAATCATGTCAAACGCCGCCTGGAAAATTTGATCTGGGACGATAGCAAGACCATATGGGTTTGGTTTGACGTGCCTGATCAAAAAATTGCCACATGGTTGGCAGTTAAACTAGCCGTCACAGTCCGTATACCACCCGGTAAATAAATCTATGTTCCTCAGTTATTTTACATTGTTAACCGCTCTTTCATTGAGCGTGGTTGCGGCCTGGTACAGTATACTTGGTCTTACTGCTATTTTTGCCAGCGCAGTCATACCCATCATAATCATGGGATCCATCCTGGAAGTGGCCAAGGTCACTGTCACAGTATGGTTGCACGAATACTGGCACCGTTGTCGACTGCTGATGAAGTGCTACTTGGTGCCAGCAGTGTTCATGCTCATGGTAATTACATCAATGGGCATCTTTGGATTCCTGTCCAAGGCACACAGTGATCAAAGCCTGGTGAGTGGTGATGTCTTGGCCAAGATTGCTGTGTACGATGAAAAAATCAAACTCTCAAAGGATAACATAGATGCCAACCGCAAGGCTCTTAAACAAATGGATGAGGCTGTGGACCAAGTTATGGGTCGAAGTACGGATGAAAAAGGTGCTGACAAAGCAGTTTCGCTACGCAGAGCACAGGCCAAAGAACGCAATCGACTGATTGCTGAGATTGCAGCCGAACAGAAAAAGATCGCTGTCATTAGTGAAGAACGAGCCCCTATTGCTGCCGAGGTGCGCAAGGTGGAAGCAGAGGTGGGTCCGATAAAATACATTGCGGCCCTGGTCTATGGCGACAATCCCGACACCAATCTACTAGAACGTGCTGTGCGTTGGGTCATCATCATCTTGGTTGTGGTGTTTGATCCGCTAGCCATCATGATGGTGTTGGCAGCCACAGAGAGCATGAAGTGGGAACGTGAGCGGCGATCGCAACCTGCGTATGAACCCGATGATGGGCCATTAACAGATGAGCAGATTGCACAACTACGTGCCACAGCAGGACCTGAACTGCCCCAAGGTGAAACTGTCACAGTCAGTCGACTGTTTGACGACCCAGGCGAACATCCTGCAGACACCTTTGATCACGAACTTGAAACAACCAAAGCAGTTGACCCACATCCACCAGGTTGGATGTATAACGAACTACAATCAAATCCTCTCAATGAACAACAGGTAGAAGAAGTTATCGCTGAGTTTGAACAACTTCGAGCACAACCAGTGAAGTTCAATCAAGATTATTTGGATGCATTAGCGCAAGAAATTGAACCAGAAGAACACGACAATCCAGATGTCAAGGCAGCAATCAAACAATGGAAAAGTGAAAACCCTGACAAAACAATAAAAGAAGAACGGGCCAAGTTTGCCACAGGTCGAATTGATCGACTGCCCTGGGCACAGTTAACAGCAGACAATGACCTGGGCAGAGAACCCACATCAGGGTTTGGCATTAGTTTCCCTGCTAATCCAGTCAAAGGCGACACATACATGCGTGTGGATCAAATGCCCAATGTGTTGTACAAGTTCAATGGACATCACTGGATTATTGTGGACAAAAATTTAACCGATAACTACACATACGACGAAGCATACATTGAGCACCTGATTGCCAAACTCACCAGTGGTGAATACGATCCAGACATGTTGAGTGACGCAGAAGCAGATGCCATTGCTCGTCGTGTACGACCCATCAACACATGATCTTAGTAACCGGCGACCGCGGCTTTATCGGCAGCGAACTCAAACAATATCTTACGGCACAAGGCCATGATGTACACGGCCTTGATTGGGACACACGTGGCCAAACATACACAGCACGAACACCCATAGAATGGATATTCCATATGGGCGCCATCAGCGAAACCAATGCTGACAACTGGACAGATATTGTTCGCAAGAATATTCAAGACACACAGGATTGGATAACAACTGCTGAACGGTGGGGATGTGGTATCACCTATGCATCAAGCGCCAGTGTGTATGGTCCTTGGTCAAACAGTCCTGAATGGGGTCCGGTACAGCCGCAACATCTCTATGCTGTTAGCAAACTCACCATTGACAACTGGGTGGCTTCACGATACTTCTCAGTGCCTGTGCAGGGCATGAGATTCTTCAATGTGTACGGACGCAACGAAGCTCACAAAGCACAGCCCAGTCCCATACGTAGATACATGCAACAAGCCATTGCGGGCGAACCACTTAGAGTGTGGCATCATGACGGACGCCTGGGCACAAGAGATTTTGTCAGTGTAGATGATTGTATCTCAGCAATGATACAGTTAAAAACAACCGGCATCAGTGGAGTTTACAATGTTGGTACAGGTGTGCAACTGACATTTGAGGACATTGCACACAGTGTACAACGCAGATTTGACAATGTACCAGTAGTATCAGAATCCATGCCCGAGCACATGGTTGAGAAATATCAGTGGGAAAGTCGTGCTGATTTAAATAAACTGCAATCTACAATATCTTGGAATCCACAGTCAGTGGACGAATGGCTAGACAAAAACTTTGACACCCTTTACAATAAGATCATAAATGAAAACATCTGAAACATTAGACAACTGTAGTTTCTGCGGCAAGCACAAAGATTCAGTGGCCAAGCTGATTGTGGGCAGTGAGGTAAGCATTTGCAATGAGTGTGTGGACCTGTGCCAGACTTTGCTCAAAGAAGAACTTCCTGAAAAATCAAAAGAGATAACAGATGACACATTGGATCCTAGAACCATCAAAGAACACTTGGATCAATATGTGATTGGCCAGAACTATGCTAAAATGGTATTGAGTGTGGCCATTGCCAATCACTACAAACGCATTGCCAATGCTGACCCTGACACTGAAATTCAAAAAGCCAACATTCTCATGCTTGGTCCCACAGGATCGGGCAAAACCTTGTTGGCCCGTACAGTGGCACGTTACTTGGATGTGCCATTTGTGATTGCCGATGCTACCAGTTTGACTGAAGCAGGCTATGTGGGCGATGACGTTGAAAGTTTGATCACTAGATTGTTCACAGCCGCAGGTGGTGACGTGGACAAGACGCAACGCGGTATTGTGTTTGTGGATGAAATTGACAAAATCAGTCGTCGCAGCGAGAGTGCCAGCATTACCCGAGATGTATCAGGTGAAGGCGTGCAACAGGCCTTGCTCAAATTGGTGGAAGGTACCAAGTGTAGAATCACCCCACAAGGTGGTCGCAAACATCCAGCGGGTGAAACTGTGGAAATTGACACAACCAATATCTTGTTCATTGCCGGAGGTGCATTTGTGGGCTTGGATAACATTGTAAAGAGCCGTGTGAAAGGCACCAGCATTGGATTCTCAGCACAGGTTGTAGCAGACAACACCAGTGTGACATTGGACAAAACCACGCCTGAAGACTTGATCAAGTTTGGTATGATCCCAGAGTTTGTGGGACGTTTCCCCAGTTGGGTTGCACTGGCAGAACTTACCAAAGAAGATCTGGTGCGTATATTGCAAGACATCAAACACAGTTATGTCAGCCAGTATCAGTGGTTGTTCCAGCGTGATCAAATTGAACTCAAGTTCAGTGCCGACAGTCTGGACTTGATTGCAGAACGCACCATGGCCAATAAAACTGGTGCCCGTGGACTGCACAGTGAACTTGAGCGTGTGTTGTTGCCGCACATGTACAATTTGACACGTTATCGCACACATGGTATTCGCACTGTTTCTATTGACACTCAGCAGGTAAATATTCCCAAGGAGCTCAAAGAGATAAATGAATAAATCACGTGCAAGATCAGTATTGGTGCAAGATGACAACATTGAAAAAGCCCTGCGCAAGTTCAAGAAAAAAGTTCAAAATTCTGGCATACTAAATGATCTTCGAGAACGTGAATTCTATATCAAACCTACCACTGCTAGAAAACTCAAACGCAGTGCAGCCAAAAATCGTTGGCGCAAACAAGTAGAAGCCCAACAACTGCCTCCCCGAACACATTGATTTTTTATCAAAATCTAATAATTTTATTCAGATTTGTGTTACAATAAATACTGCTGTAGTGCCTATTGTGGGGCTACAAAACTTAATCTTGCTTAACAAAGGAGAACATTATGAGCAAAGTCATTGGTATCGATCTGGGTACCACAAATTCATGCGTAGCCGTTATTGAAAACGGAATTCCTAAGGTAATTGAAAATTCAGAAGGTGCAAGAACTACACCAAGTATTGTGGCCTATGCCAACGAAATTCTTGTGGGTGCCAGCGCCAAACGTCAAGCAATTACCAACCCAAAAAACACAGTGTATGCAGCCAAGCGCCTGATTGGTCGCAAGTTTGCTGAACCAGCTGTGCAAAAAGACATCAACTTGATGCCATACAAAATCATTGCCAACGACAACGGCGATGCCTGGGTCCAAGTCAACGAAGACAAATTAGCACCCCCACAGATTTCAGCAGAAGTCTTACGCAAAATGAAAAAGACTGCGGAAGATTATCTAGGCCATGAAGTCACACAAGCAGTGATCACTGTGCCTGCATACTTCAATGACAGTCAGCGTCAAGCCACCAAAGACGCTGGTCGCATTGCTGGCCTGGAAGTGTTGCGTATCATCAATGAACCCACTGCTGCCGCCTTGGCATATGGTGTGGACAAAACAGACAAACGTGATCGCAAGGTTGCAGTGTATGACCTGGGCGGCGGAACATTTGATGTGAGTATCATTGAGTTGGCCGACGTTGATGGCGACAAACAAATTGAAGTGTTGAGCACCAATGGTGATACATTCCTGGGCGGTGAAGACTTTGATCAACGCATCATGGACTTCTTGGTCGATGAGTTCAAGAAGGACACTGGTGTGGACTTGACCCGAGATGTGTTGGCCCTGCAACGACTCAAAGAAGCCGCAGAAAAAGCCAAGATTGAACTGTCAAGTTCG